TGTGTGAGTTCTTTTCGGCGTGGGCGCATTTCGCTGGCCTTACGCACTGCTTCCGACATCTTGTCTTCGGCCACACGTCCCGCGGCTATCATAGGCGCCAAGGCAGGATTGATATTGTAGCGTGTGCTCTGACCGCCAGGATAACACATGATCAAATGATTACCCCGGGGCATGGCATCCATGAGTTTGTCGTCATATTCCATTACGGGTACGTATCTACGTCCACGTTTTTCGTAGTAGATTTTCTTAGTCATTGGCTACCCAGGTGTTGGCATGATAATCCCAATGTCTACTATCATACAAATGAAACATCAGTTCATATCCAAATAAGCCTAATTCTAATTTAATGCCTGCATGGTCGCATCTAGTGGTCCAATCAAAATTAAAATGCAATAGATTTTCACAGTCTTGAAATACTTCCAATTCAAGATATTTGTGGTTGAATGGTGTGCCCCAAACACGATTGAAAATATGATTGAATGACACCCTGGTCAGAGGGTAACCAATTGCAAATTTTAAATTGATCATGATAACTCCAAAGTTTCGATCAGTTGATGGGTGTCCACACTGTTTTGTTCATAGCCCTCGTACACTGTGTTAAAGTAATGATTGCTGGGCGGATGTTCATAGGATTGGTCCGTCATTTGATACACCAAGGCAGTGTCGGATCCACGATCAGTATGCACCACAACCGTGAAACGTGTGTAGTGATAGGGATAGCCTTCCAGTCGATCCAGTGCTGCCAAGTTGTCATCTGTGATTTCCCACAGCACACCATCACAATAGTTTTCTACCGCAGGTTCAATGTCTGCAAAATGGCGGAACACTAGAGCATAGCCTTCAATCCATGCTGGACCCAGACAAACAGCACCCGGGCATCGGGCAGCCATTTCATCTAAGTTGGTGTTCATGCCATAAGCAAAATACTTCAAACTTTTTCACCTGTTTCAAAATCACGTTTGTGTTCAATGCCCACAAACCAATGCCACTCGTCACCATGCTCTAAAACTTTTGTTAGTTCGAGTCCAGTACCAGCCAACGCATTTAAAATATCTTTGGGTCCGGTATAAGTTTGTCCTTCGACTAAAACAATTAGTCCATCGGAAGTCAAATAGTTTTTGGCATCTATCAAAAACTTTTTCAACGTTGCCAGTTCAGGATCAGCACCCAATCGATTGTGTTGGTTCTGTAGTAGATTACCCGGCCACCAAGGAGGATTTGCCACTATCAAATCATACATTCTAGGTGGTTGTATATTGCACAAATTTCTAATGTGCCAGGTATCGACCTTGCAAGGCGCTTGCACAGCGTTGGCAGCAGTTAGAGAAGGTTGCCAAATATCAGCCAAATCTAATCGTTTACACAGTCCTTTACCTAACAAACTGAATCCAATAAATCCAGGACCAGAACACCATTCTAAACAGTGATTAAAAATTCTATTGGGTGCAATCAAAGACAATACTTCTATAAACATTGGAGATCTGTATATTCCGCCACCCTCCATGCTGGGATGATACTTTATTTTTATACCTTGACATTCAGTTTCATGGGATAATGGCAGCGTTGGATTATCTAAAAAATAATCAACACCTGGAGATTCACACAACTCAGCAATTTCTTGTGCAGACTGTGCCAATGGTGTTATAGTCGATGAGGTTTGTTTTTCAGGAAATGTCAAATACAAATGAGTATTTAAAATTTTCAATTGAATTTCAATTGGTAAATGTCTTACATCTTCAGAATTCAAACAATGAGGCCAGTCATGAGCCCCGGGCAAGTTCATGTTCCGGATGTTTTCATAAAATTTTACCCAACTGTTCATACTTTTTCGCCTGCTTCGAAATCCCTAAAACGTAAAAATCTTGGGAATCTCAGGCTGTATGATCCGTCTTGGTTTTGCGTAACTGCATCAGCCTGGATCTCAACCAAATGACCAAGAAGAAGATCCCGGCTACGCCAATATTCATCCCTATCGCCATCAGACAGGCCACTGCCAACATTAACACAGATATGTCTTCCATTGTCATCTCCTTCACAGATTATAGCACCCAACCGGTCAGCATTGCGACCAGTACCTTGTTCGAAACCCACAATTTTCAAATCAACTGTGATGGTAGGTTTCCATTTCATCCACGAGTCAGTGCGTTTACACAGGTACGGGGCATCCATGCTCTTGATCATGATGCCTTCGAATCCGCCTTCCACAGCGGCTTCGGCATAGCGTTGCATGATGTCGTGTCCTTCGGCTGTGTCCAAGTCCACGTCCAGGCCGTTCATAACCTGAATAGGTCCATCTTCAGGCAATAAAGCACGTACACGTTCCAACATCTCAATGCGTTTGTGTTGTTGTGCGTTGTAGTGACCTTCAACAAAACTGTCAAGCGGTATGATGTCAAACACATGATAAACCATGCCATCAGTAACAGCATCTGATTTGCGGTGTGCTTGTTTCATTAACTTCTGAAAACTCTCACCTACAATCTCGCCGTCGAGCACAAAACGACCACCGTGGGGAATATTAAAAAATGCCTTGCGATGTTCCTCAATGGCTTGCACAATCTGCGGAAAGTTTTCAAACTGTTTGCCATTGCGGCTGTACAATGTGACATCAGTACCTTGTACTACAGCCAACACACGCACACCATCCAGTTTGCATTCCAGGCGCTTGATACCTTTCAACTTCTTGGGCTGGTCTGTTGAGTCTTGTGCCAACTGACAACTGAACACAGGAATTTTCCATTCGGTCTTGCCCAACACTTTGTTCAGTGTTTTCTCTGAAATACCACATCGCAGATCTTTGGTAATAACACGTCTGCAGAGATTGTTCCATTCCAGGCTGTCAAAGCGTTTCATTGTTTCCAGGATAGCATCTCGGGCACGATGTCCTGAAAATGACCGTGTACGCAGGCCTTCCAGCAGTCCCCAAAACACAGGCCAAGGATTTTCCGCATGCTCAATGCCAGAACTTTCGGGCACCTGTTTCACATGGAATGTGTAGTAGGGATTGTATGCTTGGTAGCAGTTGAACAGAAAACACTGTGCATTGGCACTGCCCAGTTTTGCAGCCATTAAGGCTTTTTCAATTACCCGCTCTTTGTGCAGTCGGCTGTCAGAACTTTCAAGATCCCTTATCCAATCAGCTGCCACAGTGATACCGTTGAATTGTTTGTGTGAGAAATCAATGCCATTCATATATTTACAGGGTTACCATGATGAGTTATAGAATACTTTCAAACCCAAGAACATTTCTGCCCGGGCCTCTTGAATAAATTTTAAATCACTAGGCTTGTAGTAATCATCAGCACCTTCGCCAAAGAAGAATCCTGACGTTGCGGGCAGTCGATTGTGTTTTACTGCATACTCCAAGTCATCCAAGTCATCATACGTGAGTTCGAATTCAATGCCGTTGAAGTTGTCTGTTTCTCGTAGTGCATTGCCTTCACGTGCCAACCAGCGTTGAGCCATCCAGCCATGCAGGTTGGGATGTTTACGCCAGTAAGCCAGTTCACGTGGCCGGTTGACATTGGGGTTGCGATGCTCTTTATGATCTGGATCCCACTCAGAGCCTTCGTAAAATTCTGCTTGCTGGCCTGCTCTGGCGGCCACGTATGCATACATGTCTAATCCCATGTTTCTCTCCGTCAATCAAGTGGAACATTTTTCATTGGCTCGGTACCATTCCAGTGTGCCTGTGTGACACACACGCCTCGGTACTGTACACCCATTGGGTGCTCGCCTTTTTTGGGCAGTGTTTTGATTGCCCGCTCGCATGCAGTTTTGGTGGGCATGGTCACAGGCACTTTGTCTATAAAGTTGCCACCGGGGCTGAGAAAGGCAACAATCAATACCCATTCATTCATCATGCGGCCTCCAACATGTTGGCTGGCACCTTCCACAGCATGACACCGTCTTTGACTGTGACATACTTGATGGCAACCTTGGTCACTGTGCCAGTTACTGTGACACCACGTTTGGTGCTGTGAAACTTCACTGTGTCGCCTTTGGTGAATGTGCGGATCTTTACTGCACGAAGCTGGGCACGAGCATAGCTCACCGCATCATTGATGCTGTTGAGTTGTTCGTTTGTAAAATTGCTGAACATGATAGAAGTGTTGACTTCTTGGATTGTTGCGTATGTCATCTTGGGCTCCAGTTGTTACAATATGTTCATATTATAGCATTTTGGCAATTATTGGTCAACCGCCAAAACGGTAATACTCAAGTATTACATGCTCCAGAATGATTCTGAGCTGGGTGAGCAGAAGTGCGGTGTGTTGACATCTTCCTCAAACTTCTCACCAGTCATGATGTTGACACGTTCAACCATGCGGGGTCGGTAGTGCTTGGTGGCAACAATGCTGAGTTGGTCCGCTGTCCATCCTGCTTTGTTGCACAGGCGTGTGCGTGTGGCACGGGCGGCACCAAAAGTTTTGTAAGCACGGGTTCTGTTGGGACCATCTGTTACGATAAGTCCAGTACCTCTAGAAACAATGTAATACATGTTGGCTCCTTTTTGTTACTCTATGCCTATATTATAGCAAAAAGGAAATTTCTGGTCAAGTACTACCTAAGTATTACTTTTTAAGTGCTGGAAATCAGTGTGGCCTGCGGCAATGCATTGGCGCTTTGACTGGGCACGCCATTGGTGGGAGTGAGCCCTATGGAATTTAGACCTGAGGTGTTGCGGCCTTCACGTAACGCACCCACCATGGCCTGACCATACTGGTTGGCTGTGTTGGCAATGCTTTCCAAAAATTGTGCTGCCATGCCTTCCTGTGTTTGTTTGCCAAGGTCGCCCAGACTGGGAATAAAAGCTGTGATGGGCAACTGTGCGCCAGCTGTGAGTGTGCTGTAGTTGATACTGGCCCTGGTTTGATTGACCGATTCATTTGCTGAATTTGATATCATGTCATACCAAGTGTTGTTCAGTGTTGTGGTAGCAGTGCCCATGGCAGTGATGGCTGTGCCAATGGCCGCATCTGCGGCTGTGACCAACACTGCCAAGGCTGAATTATAACTGGCATAGGGGTTTCCTGCGGTGTAAGGTGCTGGAAGATTGATCGCACCTGGCAACCCATAACCATCAGAGATCAATGTGATCATTTGTGAGTATATGGTGCTGAGTGCAGTCAGTGTGCCGGCAGCAAGTTGTGCCGAAATAGTACTAGTGACAGTGGCAAGATCGGCGTTGTAAGGAATGCCGGCTGCTGATCCAAAAAAGTCTGTGAGCAAAAATGTACCACTGGGTCCAGAACCCAATGCAATGTTTGTGGCATAGTAAGTGGCCACATCAGCTGGCACTGGCGTGGTGGTATTTGCAGCCAAAGGTAAATTGCCCAATGTGGTGACTTTGTTTCCATATGCTGCATTGGCGGCTGCTGTTTGTGATATAGTCATTGCAATATTCCTGCCAACACAGCTGGTGTGGTGTTGCGAAGACCGTTTATCTGTTGCAGTGCAATTTGCAAAGCACGATTGGCAGCGGCCTGTGCAGATGGCATGATCTTGGCCAACTGATCACAACCCACAACTACCACCGTGCCTGAATTCAAAGTGGGCTCAATGATTGAATTCACATCACCTTGACTGTCATATATCAACTCTAGACTGGTGGGGGTGGGCAGGGTCAGTGTGTTGAAGCTGTTGGGGAAAATCTTAACCGGATCCATCAGCTCACACATGGTGGTTATGTTGGGAGTGGTTATGTTCATGGTATCCAGCACTTCTTGTAAACATGCACCAGCCACGTTGCACATGCCTTGATACGCCAGACGTTGCAGGCTGTCAAATTCATTTTCTGTCAGGGCGCCTGGTCTACTTTCTGTGAATGACACTGCGCCACGTGGCAAGGCAGCGTTTCTCAACCGACTGATCACCTGCAAAGGCTGAGCATTTGGTGCCACTTGATTGTACAAACTGGGTCGATTGTTGTTGACCAGGTCAGCAATGTTTTGATCAGACAGTCCTGTTTCACGCAGTTTTGTCTGCACACATGGCAATGTGCCGTTGGTCATGTTGCCGGCTCGAGCCAATTGTTGCAACACAGCAGCTGGAGTGCCAAAATTTTCCACTGCGGAAAAATCAAGGAGCTCACCGGTGGCTGCTAGATCTGCACCAAATGCTGCCAGATTGGTGGTCACTCTGGTAATGCCAGCAGTGATCAAATCATTCATGTTGGTGAATGTTTGCCCCACCCAGTTGTTGCCGTTGGCATTCACAGCACTCAAAATAACTTGGTTGGTCAGGCTGATGTATCCTTGCGCCGCACCAAATGCCTGTGCAAATTTACCAAAGTCGCCTGAGCCGAGATACGTGTTGGCCGAGCTGGTGATAGAACCAGTGTACCCTGCATTGCCCACAGTAATTGCCACGTTGCTGGGCACACTATCCCCCAGAGCAGGACAATAGTTGCCTGACACATTTGCACCCAACGTTTTGAGATTGGCCAGTGTGCCTGCCGATATGCCCAGACTCACATTGCCGGCTGCGGCAGCTATGACAGTTAATAAATTACCTGTGAGCACAGCTGAATAAGCAGCAATGGTATTGGCCAGTTGAGTGTTGGCTGTGATGGCATTGCCTGAATAAAATCCCACGCCTGCTGTGAGTTGTAGTGGTGTTACTATTGATTCTGCCATTATCCTGCCCTTACGTCACCGCTGCCAGCCACACGACTGTGTCCGCAGGTGTCAGCATCTCCGTTGCGTATTACTGGTTTGCTGCCAGCACGAACTGATCCTGATCCGCCCGAGGTCACTGCAGAACAATGAATGCCGCAGCCAGGTTGTCCACAACAAGGGTGAGGTGACACACTAATGCCTGGCACAACAATGGGACGACCGTTTACTCGCACAGAAGCCACACCAGAAGTGTTTACGCCTCCTGCGCCATTTGGATCGCCTTGTCGTTGTACTGGTGGCATGTTATCCCATTAAGATTTTACTGCGCACAGGTTTGATACCTGTTGTGGCTTCCAAATAACTGTCCCCAACGTCTTCACGCACAGGAGCGATCATGGCCACGCTGGATATATTTACCGTGACTTCTGCCTCAGGATCTGCTGTGAACAAACTATTCATCAACTGTATACCTTGCTGTCCAGGCACCACGGCCACGGGCTTGCTCAAGGTGTAAGTACTGCTGTCAATTGCTGTGATTTTTGCCACAATCTCTTCACCATAGCCCATGCGCATGGTGTATGTTTTTCCTACTTCAACGCTCATTCTAGTTCCTTTTTAACTATTGCCAACTGATAATTTACCAAGCCCAGTTTGAGCCTGTGATAAAACATATTCACAAAGGCATCAATACTTTGCTTGCAACGACCCAAATAATGCTGGTCATCTTCCCACAAGTAGTCATCAAACAACATCACACCACCCGGACGCAACAATCCAAAACACATCACAGCATCTGCTAGAGCATCGTCTGCATTGTGACTGCCATCTACGTAGATGAAGTCATACTGCCGTTGATCCACAATCAGTTGTGCCAGTGCAGGGAAACTCATGTTAGCCAGCACCTCTACGGTTTGGTCAGGTTTCTTGACTTTTGCTGTGTTGGCACGAAAGAGTTGTTCAATGCTGCGATCTTCTGGTATTGAATCATAGCTGAATGCTGTGACCGGACGGTCAGCAAATGGATCTATACAGGTAATAGTGCCTGTGTCTGCCAACATGTTCGTCAACATCCAGCAAGTGCTACGGCCTTCGTGGCTGCCTATTTCTAATATGCTGTCAACTGTTTTTTGTTTTTGTAAGTAGTTGGTGATGTAATCAAAGTTGACCAGTGCATTGCTGAACCAGTCAGATGAGAATTGTGGCATTACATCAACCTTTGGCGCAGTTCCGTGAATCCACCCACATACTCATCATCCAAGAAAATCTGTGGCACTGATCTAGCAGTGGGCACTGATTCTAACAGTTGCTCACGTGTCCAGTCTTGACTGATGTTGCGGACTTCGTATTCGATGCCTTTCATTTCTAACAGGCCTTTGGCTTGTTCGCAGAAGGCGCATTGGTCCTTGGACCATACTATGGCTTTCATTTGGTTTTCCTTTTGGGTTCTACTTTGATAATGCATGGTGAATCAATGCGATCTGACATGGCTTTGACACCATCTGCCCATGAATGCATTTTGACTGACAACCAGTCTAAAAATTGCACTCTTAGGCAGCGATTCTTTTCTTGAATCTTTTCAAACTTGCTCATCACGTTGCGAATGTTTTGAAAGTCTTCAGACTCTCTTATTGCAGGATTGGGTTTATACATATTTTTCCTTTTATAAATCTGGTAATTCGTCGTAGTCCAGTTGATCACTCATGACGCCGATAACATAGTTAGTTGATTCGTTCTCTTGCAGTGCAGTTTGTTTCTTGCTAGTGTCCACATGCTTCATGAACCAAGGAATTGGTGTGCTGCGCGGTGCAGGCTCCAGGTACTTGACACCAATTTCTTTGAGTGCGCCCACTGCTGTGTAGTCCACAAAATCTTTTAGAATGTTAGCATTGAGGCCAATCACAGGACCTTTCTGGAACAAGTAGTCAGCCCAGGCCTTTTCTTCACGGATCACATCCAGGTACATTTGGTACACTTCGGCGTCGCATTCTGCCTTGGCTTGTGCAAAGCGCGGATCTTCTTTGACCACTTGGTTGATCATCCAAGCAGTCCAGTCCTTGTGCAGGATTTCATCTTGCAGGATCAGGCTGATGATGTTGCCGTTGCCAATAAAGATACGGTTCTCTACCATGGCCAAACTCGTAGCAAAGCTCACCATAAAGCGGAATGCTTCCAATGCATAACTGGCATTGAGCGCCAACCAAATGGCCCGGATATGTTCTTGTTCGAGCACCATACCTGTCATTTCACTGCTTAATTCTTTATGACAATTTATTCTGTGTAGTTCGTCGTAGTATTTGCCCACACTGGATGCCATGTCCACGATCTCCTTGGTATCATGAATGGTGTTGAACACATCCTTGGGCACGTTGTAGATGTTGCGAATGATGTGACTGTATGAACGACTATGGATGTTGGTTTCGAAGAAACTCCAGTTGTACATCAAGGCTTCTAGTTCAGGAATGCCCACCACAGGAGTAAACACCTGTGCTGGTCCACGTCCTTGCAAACTGTCCAGGGCGGTTTGACGCAACAGATTTGATGTGAAGATGTGTTTCACAGTGTCGCTGGCTTCTTTGAAGTCGTTGGCATCTTTGGTGAGCGAAACTTCTTCTGGAATCCAAAAGAAGCCACGTGCTTCTTGTTCGAACTTGACCAGTTTGTTGTACTTGACTTCTTCAAAGCGTTGAATAGTTACAGGACCAGCTGGGTCAAGAAACATCTTGCG